CGACGGCTTCACGTTGGAGGGGTATGGGGCTGTATTTGGTCAGCCAACTCGTATCGATTCTTGGGAAGGGCTCTTTGACGAGCAGGTTGATCGGAGTGCTTTCGAGAAGACTCTCAGCGAGCGTACGCCGGTTCTGCAGTTTGACCACGGTCGTGATCCTGCTACCGGCACTGTCCCAATCGGATCGATCAAAGAGATCAGGGGAGATGATCACGGTCTGTTTGTTCAGGCCCGTCTCCACGATAACGCTCGCGTTGAGCCGATCCGGCAGGCTATTGCCTCGGGTTCGGTGGACGGGATGTCATTTCGGTTCCAGGTGATTCGTGATGCATGGGATGAGTCTTCTGAGGTTCCTATGCGGACTTTGAAAGAAGTTTCTTTGCTCGAAGTGGGCCCGGTCGTTTTTCCCGCATACGCGGGGGCTAGTGTGGGTGTGCGGTCGATTCTTGCGACGCTGCCCGAAGGTGAGCGTGCTGCGCTTATCGAAGAGATTCGTCAAGCAATTCTGCTTGATGTTACTGATGTCGACGCCGCCATTCTTGGCACCTCGACTGAGGAATCAGACGCCGTCCGTTCGGACACCTCTGAGTATGCCAAGAAGGAGAAGCGAGAGGCGCTTCTCCGCTCATTCACTCTTGAAAGGTGATTCAAATGGAAATCAAAGCAATTCAGGCCAAGCTGGCCGACGAGGTCCGTTACGTTGAAGACGTGATGGCTGACATCAATGCGCGTTCCGCAGAAGACGGTTCGCTTTCCGCTGAAGACCAGGCTTCTTTCGATGCCGGTGTCGCTTTCCGCGAAGAGGGTCGTGCCAAGCTGGCCGATCTCGAAGCGCGGGCCAAGGTTCTTGAGACTCGCACCGCTCCGGTGTCGGCTCCGAACCAGATCAACCGTCCGACTGAGCGTGACGTCTATGACGTTTCGGACATTCGCTATGGCGCTCCTGCCGGCGAGGTTCGTGACCGTGGTGCGCGTGCGATTGATGCGACTCGCGGTTTGAGCGATGACCAGAAGGTCCAGGCAGAGCACGTCATGCGTTCCGCTGAGGGTGACCGTGATGGTTCTGTGGCTCGTCACATCGTGGCGACCGGCAACCCTGAGTACCGCAGCGCCTTTGTGAAGGCTCTCGGTGGCGAGTCGGACATGTGGAGCAACGAAGAGCGTGCCGCTGTGCAGGCTGTTCGTGCTGCTTCGCTGACCCCGACTGCTGGTGGGTTCGCTGTTCCGTTCACGCTGGACACGACCATCATTGATACTGGTTCGCACACGACGAACCCGTTCCGTCAGATCAGCCGTGTGGTTCAGACCACGACTGACTCTTGGAACGGTGTTAGCTCGGCTGGCGTGACCGCGAGCTGGGATGCTGAGGGGGTCGAGGTTTCGGACGATGCTCCGACCCTGGCGCAGCCCACGATCCCTGTCTTCAAGGGTGCCGCGTTCGTTCCGTTCTCGATTGAGATCGGTCAGGACTGGGCAGGCATGGAGTCGGACGTTCGTGCGATGATTATGCGGGCGAAGGATGACCTTGAGGGTGCAGCGTTTGTGTCGGGTAACGGCACGACTGCTCCGCAGGGTGTCACGACTGCTCTTGATGGCACTGCCAGCGAGATCGCTCCTGCTACTGCCGAGACGTTTGCTGCTGCTGACGTGTATGCCGTTGAGTCGGCTTTGGAGGCCCGTTACGGCAGCAATGCTGCTTGGGTGGCTCACAAGGTCTGGTACAACGCCATTCGCCAGTTTGACACTGCCGGTGGTTCGGCACTGTGGGAGCACATCGGTGGCGGTCGTCCTGGGCAGCTCCTCGGCTACAACGCCTACGAGTCGTCCGACATGGACGGTGTCCTGCCGGACGCTGCTGCGACTGCAGACAACTTCGGTCTGCTCCTCGGTGACTTCAGCAACTATGTGATTGTCGACCGTATCGGCATGAGCGTTGAGCTGATCCCGCACCTGTTCGCTACTGCGAACAACCGTCCTTCGGGTCAGCGTGGTTTCTACGCTCACTTCCGTACGGGCGCTGAAGTGGTCAACACGAACGGCATCAAGATGCTGTCGATCCCGACCACTGCCTAATAGGGCTAGTTGAGAGGGCCGGGGACACGATATTGTGTCCCCGGCCCTTTTGCGTGTTAACATGGTCTGTATGATGATCGTTTCAAAGTCTTTCTTCTATAACGGCGTCCTGTTCCCTGTTGGGAAAGAGGTCGATAAGGCCGACCCGGTTGTTGCCGGCCGCGAGCATCTGTTTGACGCATCTGTGGCCCCTGTGGCCCCTGTGGCCCCTGTGGAGGCTGCTACGGCTGCTCCTGGCGAGAAGCGGAGTGTGGCAAAGAAGTCTGCTGGTAAGGCCAAGCTGGCTGCCAAGCGGACGGTGAAGGCTACCGACGACGCTTCGCCTACTCCTGCGTGAGTATCTTGGGTGTAGACGGTAAGCTATGGGTGGAGGTCTGACGCGTGTTTCAAGATGTAGCTAAGTCCCGGCATTTGGTCGGAGTTGACGCCAATTTGGTGTACACAGGGTCCGATCAGGACGGTGAACCTGCAGATGTGGGGACCGTCACGGTTGCTGTCACAAACTCGTATGGTACGACGGTCACATCCGGTGCTGTAGCCGAGTCGGGTGACAGCAACGAGGTCAGGACTACTACTATCGCTGGGGCCAACAATCTGTCTGTGGACCGGTTGACGGCTGTATGGACCGGTGCTGACGGCGTGCTTGCCACTACGCAGCACGACATGGTCGGCGGGTACTATGCGACTGTCGCTGAAATGCGCGAGGACACTGTTCTGGGGTCTGCTGTGAAGCATCCTGTCGCGTCGCTGATTAAGGACCGTACTGAGGTCGAGTCGATGCTGGACGATGCCTGCCGGCGGGCGTTCGTGCCCCGGTTCTACAGTGAGGTGCTGTCTGGTAGCGGGGACGAGACTTTGCCGCTGTTCCAGGCCGATTTGCGTGAGGTTGTGTGGGCACAGTATTGGACGGGTGCTGCTTGGGCAGATTTGACGTTGGACGTCGCCCAGATTCCTGCCGACCCGTTCGGTCAGGCTGTAGCCCGCAGATATGTGTGGCCGTACGGTGTGAACAATATTCGTATCGGTTACCGGTACGGGTGGGACGCTCCCCCGGCAGATTTGCGTCGTGCCGTTGTGAAGGCTATCGAGGCCCGTCGTTCGGGTGATAACTCTGGTATCCCGTCGCGTGCCATTTCGGTGCAGGGCACTGAGCTGGGTAACGTCGTGTTGGCTACCCCTGGTTTGGGGAAGTGGATTACGGCGGTCCCTGAGATTGATGAGGTCATCAACCGTTACCGTCGCCGCAACCTGGGTGTTGGTCCCTGATGGCTGGCAATCGTCGTTTCCTTGTTGGGCCTAGTGTCCTGTTGGAGGTCGAGTCTACGTTGTCTGGTTTGGTGTTTCCGGCGTCGGTGAATAGTGGCCGGGTTCCTACGGTCTATTTCGTTTCGGACAACGATGAGCGTGACGAGGAACGTATCGAGCTGGAGGCACAGATTTCGGATGGTGCTGTCGAGTGGCAGTCCACTGGTGCTTTGCAGTCAGAGACGCTGGACATCGCTGTACGCATCTATGCGGGCGAACCGGGCCAGACAGGCACAGAGGCACTGACGAGGGCTAACCAGCTCGCTCAGGTCGTTCAGGAGGGCTTCAGGAACCAGACGACGGGACGTCCGACCGGCATTGCGACTGCTGGAGTTATCGGCAACTATCGTGTCCGCAGCTATTCGTTCGAAGCATTTCCTGTTATGGATGATGGTTGGGGCGCAATGTTTGAACTGGTTTTGCGGGTGGAAACAAGACTGTGAAAGGTAGGCTTTGAGTTATGGGGATTCTTGTCAAATATTCTGGGAAGAAAGCGACGCACAGTTCTGGTGTCGATGTCGGACCTAACTTCATTCATCTCGACCTTGACGGCGACGCTGTCGAGCTTGACGACGCGTTGGCAGAGGGTCTGCTCAAGGATCACCCACAGGCTTTCAAGAAGATCGAACCGAAAAAAGCAGCCCCAGAGAAGGCTGAAACCGTTTCCGAAAAGGGAGATAAGTAATGGCTATTGGCAGCGGCGTTCTCGCATCGATGGGGTACGCGAAAGAGACGACGAAGTACACGCGGGAAACCGTAGACCACTTCGTGGAGCATGTGTCAGAGGGCATGGTGTTGAACCAGGCGAAGATCAAGTCTTCTGGCCTTGCGGCTGGGCGGCGTGTTCTCAAGGGGTTCAGTAACGGCAACTCCAGCGTGTCGGGTTCTGTGACGATGGAACTGGTGCCCGAGGGCATCGGTGAACTGTTGGAGCTTTGCATGGGCGGTCTGGTTACTGCCGGTGCAGG